TGATTTAGAGATTCAATTCTTCCGAGCCGGAGGTAAGGGAGGACAAAAGCAGAATAAGACAAGCTCTGCCTGTCGTGTAATTCATCGTGAGTCAGGGGCAGTAGGAGAGTGTCGAGAGGAAAGATATCAGTCTCAAAATAAAAAGATAGCTTTCCGTCGAATGTATAAGTCTGATAAGTTTCAAGGGTGGCTTAGGGCGGAAACTGCTGCTAGATTACAAGGTTTTAAGAATCTTGAGAAACAAGTAGATGCGATGATGGACGAAAAAAACATTAAGATAGAGTATTATACGCCATGAAAAATGCTAAATTGGTCGCTGAATATGAAACAAATGTCTGCGCAGTAAGGGTATACTATGACGTAGATCCTCAAACATATTACATGAGTCTGACTAGTGGAACGAGGAATGAGATTAGACTGTTCGGTCCTTTCAAGCGGGAGCATCTTGAAAATCTAGTCGAAGCTCTTAAAGATGTAAAAGAAATGAAGGGTAAACATTACTATATGGATAGCCCTCCACTAGTTGATGCTATCGCTGGTGCAGACTGGGCTGTTAGCGCCACTTTAGTTGAAGTTATAAAGGATCTTATTCCTGTCAAGGGCACAATCCTTGAGTTAGGTAGCGGGGAAGGTACTGTTGAGTTATCGGAGTTTTTTACCGTCTATTCAGTTGAACATGACCCCGAATGGTTAGGAAAGTATAAAACTAACTATATCCATGCCCCATTGAAAGAACATAAGCCGGTAGGCGGATTCGGGGATGAAGTAGTAGAATGGTATGACCCTGATGTATTGCGTGGAAAGCTTCCTAAATCTTATGATCTATTACTAGTCGATGGGCCACCGAAGAATAGAAGTGGATTTATCAAATACTTTGAACTGTTTAGAGCAGATGTGCCTATTATATTTGATGACGTTAATAGATCTCGTGATATGACGGTAATGACCAAAATTGCCGCTAGACTATCTCGCCCCTATACTGTATATGGGCTACATGAAGCTAAGCATTTTGGGATTATTCTCCCATGAATAAAAATAAGATGATTAAATTTGGCCGTAAGTGGTTTATACATAATAGTTATAACCCATTATCTTACGAGTACGGATTATGGCTGATGCACCGACATGGTAAAATAAACTATGAGGTAGTTTGGCATTTTGATTCTAGTATTTTATGTTGCAAATGTCAAAAGTCTCCACCGGAAGGAGCAAGAGCGGTATTTAATCTTATAATAGGGGTACAGGACTAATTATGAAACTTAACGTAGGATCTTCTACAACTACAGGACAGTATCGTAATAAAGATTTATGGGTAAACATTGATAAGGCCCCATTCGATACCAAGAATTTCGAGATTGGAGATCCACTTGCGGGTTTAAAGTACCCAAATGATATGTTCGATGAGATACATTGTATCCATGTCCTCGAACACGTTGAGTATAAAGATCATATACCTTTTCTTACTGAGCTTTATAGAGTATGCCAGCCGGGAGGAATAATACTGGTAGAAGTACCAAATCTTATTGCAAACTGCGAACAATTGTTGCATGTATATAAAGAACGTAAAGATAATAAAATAGATAAAGCTGTAGCTGATGAGGTTATTCGGTGTATGACTTTATCTATATTCGGGAAAGGTAGATGGGAGGGAGATGCTCACCGTTGGGGGTTTTATCCAGAAAAACTAATTAATTTAGTTCGGTCAATAGGGTTTAATAACGTCGTTCAACCAACTGAAATGATTAGTTCTCATTACAAGCAAGAACCTATAATTCTTGTGAGGGGCACAAAATAAATGAGTCATCTTATATTCGTAGATACAGAGGATGCTAACCCTACTAAAGATGGTTGGACTCTACGAGAGTTCGGAGCAGTCCATTACGATACAATGACTACCTTTCACGGTAAGGATAGTTCCAGAGAAACCTTCGAAGCCTTTAATACTTGGCTTACTAGTTTCGGTCCCGGACGAAAGATATTTATAACTGATAATGTTGCTTATGATTGGCCTCCTATTCATTTCTACATGAAGAAATACTTTAATACTAACCCGTTTGGATGGTCAGCCCGAAGAATAGGAGACTTCTATGCTGGATTAGTAGGAGACTTTAGGAACGCTTCTAAATGGAAGAAGCTACGAGTTACTCCTCATGACCATAACCCGGTTCATGATGCACTTGGCAATGCCGAAGCGTTTAGACGCATAATGAATGGAGAAAGATGACCTATCCGATCCATCGTAGAAGTATCTTTGACCCTGAGGAATTATTAGAATCTTTTACACCTATAGTTACAGACTTAGATGATTGGATCATAATAAAAGGCAAAATAACTAGTCCGTATATTTATATATACCTACATCATATAACATGTAAGCATGTATTAAGTATAAAAATGTTTAAATGTAGGTGTGGAGTTGAAGCTCCTGATTATGTGAAAGCAATATATTCTACTATGACTGCTGGTAGTCTATACGGAAGAAACTACTGTTAAACCATGAGAGATATCAAAACTCCATTAGAGATATTAGAAAAGTTAATAGATGAAGGGTGGAGTTTATCTGGTGTGATTGCTAGATACGATAAGGTATTAGATAAAACTGTAATGATAGATACCGAATATTGTATACATCGTTGGAGTCATCCCGACGATAGAGATGTTAGGTATTATGGACATACATTAATGGAGGCAATAGCAAAAGCAGAGAAAGGTATAAATGAGCGTTAATGTAGTTGGGATGATGTGGAATAAGAATGAAGGAGATATTCTAGAAGAGATTATTTCCGAAGCCATAAAGCATGTGGATCTTTTATACGTAGCAGATGACGGAAGCACAGACAATAGTTGGGAGATTATTCAAAGAGCGGCAAGTTTAGATTCCAAAATCATTATACAACGTGATCCCTGTATAAGAGATCCCGGTCAAAGATCATCTTTATTAAATAAGATTAAAGAACGGCATAATCCGCTGGATACTTGGGTTCAGGTTATAGAATCCGATATAATGATTCTGGATACTGATGTAAGAGAAGCTATTCGGGATAGAGCAGTAGGAGATATAGCCGTGACATGGCAGGCCCTTAATGCTGTTCGTCCTGTTGGAACATGGGAAGAAGTTGACTTATATCCAAACTGGGGTATGCCGGTTAAGGATCTTATGCCACTAGCTCACCGGATGGAACGTATGGTCTATACCTTTCGTCCTATGCCTGACCTTTATTATACCCACACATGGAGACCATGGCCGTCAGGTTTTTCTAGATACTTTAAGGGAGTTGTTGACCCAGATCACCGAGACACAAAAACTCCATTGTTGGCGCATTATGGTTTTAGAGGACCGACGCATTTCAAGTTGAAATATGCTAAAATGGGAGACAAGCATCGGAGATATCCTTCATGGGATCTTCGGACTAAAGAAACAATACTGGCTACTGTTCCAATGTTTAACGGGGATTGGAACGGTAAGGCTTATCCTATGAGCCGTGAAGGATGGATAAATAGGAAGAAGAATAATTATGCTGAGTAATGACGGTAATAATAGTATAGAGATAGATAATTGGGTTATCTCATTAATATCTCCATTCACACAGCATAAATGTAGTAACAGAAAATCAGGATATTGTCGGGTTAATGATGAATGTACAGCGTTAGTTTGTGGTAAATGTGAGGAACACACATCAGAATTTGTATTTGCGGTGTGGAATCTACTACGAGGGAGAGTATGAATTATGCCTAAGCAATATACCGGAGGAGCAATAGGTAGAGGCGCAGCTAGTCCTGCCTTTAGATCCGCGCTAGCTGATATTAATCTTGAATGTGCTAAGTTTACTAAGAAAGGTAAGAAAGTATACTTAGATAAGAATGATGCTAAGGCTGTTTATGCTAAGTATAATGGAGCCTGTGCGTTCTGTGGGTATCCTTTACGTTCTCATAAACGCGGGTCTGATGGATTGGTGTTAATGTTTTATCGTCCACTTAAATTCGGAGGGGAAATCAGCCGAGAGAATTTAATACCTGTATGTTGTCGATGTAAAGGTCGTCAAACTCCATCGCCTAGACCTATTGAAAGAGTTCCTAATGTTGACACTATCGCTGATCTTATTGATCGCCTCATTGTGGAGGTCCATAAACTCGCATTCTTTGAGAACAAGAAACGTGAAGAACACGCTAAGGTATCTCCTGACAAGGAAAAGATCGTAGAATGGGATAACAAGAGCCGAGATTGTTGTGAATTGAGAAGCATTCTCAAAAGGAAACTTAATACAGCTTTTGAAGAGTTTGTCTGCACTATGCAATACGCTCCTAGGGCAGAAACTAGAACCTTTAGGGCTCCTCAATTTGTTGAAGATCGGAATACAATAGCTGATTCTATTGACGCTATGGGGGGTATCAATGCCGATGCGGTTATCCGAGCAGATGTACCTGATGTTAACAGCATTGATAGTAAAGAAACAAGACTAGTCACAGATGAGTTCCTTAAGTCATTCAAGAGTTATATCAGGGATGATCTCATGTATGTTTTTGAGACTAAACAATACAAGATAATCAAAGAATAAAGGGTTATATGAACGAGTTCAATGAACAGTTATCCAGATATATAAACGATATGAGGAGCTATGGACTTCTCTCTAAGGATAAAGAGGCAGAAATTGCTTACCATCTTGATCTATTAATGAAGCAGTTTACTGCAAGTATATTAGATATACCGTATACTGCAGAGTTTATACTATCCAAATGGCAGACTCTTAAGAATGAAAATCGTTCCATTAGTAAGTTAAGTGATTATTACGGTTCTATCCCAGCTAAAGAATTAAATACTAGAATGGAAGAGTATCTTTTAGAACTAGAAAAATATGTAGCCAATCAAGACTATGCAGGTATGAAAGATATCCTTGTTAAGTGTAATCTATCACAACATCTATATTTTGAGGTACTTAAAGATTTGGAAAAGATTAATCCTTCTGATCCATTCATATCTTCTCTTGTATCTATGAGAGAAGAAATCATTATACTACGCAATAAACTTATTACAGCCAATCTTCGTCTCGTTGTTGCTTTTGCAAAGAAGTTTCAAGGATTTGGAGTTAGTATTATTGATCTTATTCAAGAGGGCAATATAGCATTAATCCGAGGTATCGAGAAGTTTGATTATAGTAGAAACCTTAAGTTTTCTACCTATGCTGCATGGTGGATACGGCAGGGTTTTGTTCGTGCAATTCGCAATACTAGTAAGACGATTCGCTTGCCGTCCCACGTTTATGATATCGCTATGAGAGTTAAGCAGGCTCAAGATGCATTGAATTTCTCTTTACAAAGAGAACCTACTATTGGAGAGATATCTAGAGTTACTGGTTATAGCACTCAAAGAATTGAGAAGGTAATTGATATGACTAGTGAGCCTATTAGTCTAGAACTTAGCATTAACGCTAAAGTAGCGGATGGGGACGCTAGGGTTAAAACCTTAAAAGATCTTATTGTTACAGAAGAAGAAGATCCATATCAAACGCTATTGCGACATAATATGTTAGAAGATATGCAGGAAGCTATCAGTCATCTCAACGGGACTGAGCAGCTTATTCTAATTCACCGATATGGTTTAGAGGGTGAGGAGATAAAAACTCTAGAAGAAGTAGGGGTGATGGTAGGCGCTAGCCGAGAGAGAGTTAGACAAATCGAGAAAGATACTCTTCGTAAATTACGAAATGATTCTAAACTCATGGGTTATGTCGAACCTTGAAAGACATAAGTAGATATGTCTAAGCTCGAAGAAGCTATAAAGCTCTGTATTAAGGGTAAAAAGCTAGGTGCTGAGGGCGATAAACTCTGGGTTTGTAGGGGTTATCCTGATAGGATAAAATCCTGTTCTGAAATTGCCCAGCTTTATACTGAAAGCGATAAGCTCTGGGCTGAGGGGTACAGATTGTGGGATGAAGAGCTAATTAGATTGTTTGGGTTTATTCCTGATTTTATGAGCGATATTCGTAAGTATGTCGAACCTTGAAGAAGCTATAAAGCTTTACATTAAAGGGAATGAACTTTGTATTGAGAGCTACAGGCTCTACGAAGTGGGCTGGAATCTACCGAAGGGGCCTGAGAAACAAGAGATATGGGATGAAAGCAGAAAGCTCTCTAATAATGGCAATAAGCTCCAGACTGAAGGAAAGATAATATGGTTAAAAGAGCTAATTAGATTGTTTGGATTTATTCCTGATTGTATGAAGAGTATAGAGGACTTTGTATGAGCTTACAAAAAGCTTTAGACCTTTATATTGAAGGGATTAAACTCTGCGATCAAAGTCGTGATCTTTGGGATGAAAGAATAAATAAAATTGACTCGGGTGAAGATGAACTTTGGTCTATTCGTGACAAAAGTAATGTACTTTGGTATAAAGGTCATATTCTGTGCAATGAGAGTAGAGAGATTTGGAAGACAGAGATAATCAAATTATTCGGATTTATTCCTGATTATATAAAGAGTATAGAAGACTTTGTATGAGCTTACAAAAAGCTTTAGAACTCTACGCTAAGGGCAATAAGTTATGTATAGAAGGTCATAAGCTCCGGACCTATAAAAACTATCCTGAGGATGAAAAGCTCCGTGCTAAAATTTCTCAGCTTTATACTGAAAGCGATAAGCTTTGGGCTGAGGGGTACAGACTGTGGGATGAAGAGCTAATTAAATTGTTCGGGTTTATTCCTGATTTTATGAGAGACATAAACAAATATGTCTAATCTTGAAGAAGCTATAGGTAGCAAAATATATTACCTGTTTATGACAGTTATTCATCCTGTATAAGTATCTGGATTTGTTAGGGGATTTGGGATAGTCAAGAATAAACGGAGAATATACAAGACTTTTTATATTTCTAAGCCTATGGATTCATTGAGATTTCGGGCAATAGTCGATTCTTACATAGTTATGACACACATTACAAGCTATAAAAGGAAGAACTTATGAACATTATAGTCCCATTAGCAGGTGAAGGTAAGCGGTTTACTGACGCAGGTTATCCTGAGAAACCCTTTGTGGATATCAATGGAAAGTCCATGATCGAAACGGTACTAGAATCATTACCTAGGCCATGGCTAGAAGCAGGGGTTTTTACCTTTATAGCCAAAAAAGAATACTTTAAGCGCCTTACTAATCTCTGTAAAATTATGGGGATTAACTATCAAATAATATCAACAGAAGGTACCACTAAAGGTGCTGCTTGTTCGGTATTGCTGAGTAGTACATCGAGCGTGGTCGAACTAGATAAGCCGTTAATCATTATTAATGGTGATCAGATTGTTAAGTTTAGCTTACTTAACTTTAATACTATAGCTAATCAGCTTCAACTTAGTAGATATGCTAATGAGGTGAGTGGGGTCATACCTGTATTTCGTGCTACAGAGAGTAAGTGGAGTTATGTAAGTATAGATGAATACAATCAAGTACGGGAAGTAGTTGAGAAAAATCCAATATCTCCTTGGGCTACTTGTGGGATATATTATTGGTCTAGAACAGATGCATTTTTTGAGTGTGCCGATAATATGATTTTTAATAAAAGAATGGTTAATAATGAATACTATGTGGCTCCTGTGTATAACGAAGTTATTCAATATGGATTCAAGAATGGCACGGTTCTTGCCCTTGAAGTAGATGAGATGGTAAGTCTTGGCACTCCAGAAGACGTACAAAAATGGATAAACAGGTAATCAGTAAGCGGGAAGAAGCCATAAAGATCTATGCTGAAAGCAGAAAACGTTGGGCTGAAGGCGATACTTTCAGTCTAAAACTATGGGATGAAGGCAATAAACTTAGGGTTAAAGGGAATAAACTGTGGAACGAAGAGTTAATTAGATTGTTTGGGTTTATTCCTGATTTTATGAAGAACATAGAAGATTATGTCGAACCTTGAGGAAGCCATAGAACTTTACATTAAAAGCTGTAATCTTAGGGACGAAGGCGATAAGCTCTGGACTGAAGGCGGTAAAATTTGGAATAAAGGCTATCTGCTTCGAGTTGAGAGTGATAAACTCCGTAATGAAAATGTAGGTAAGCTCGCAGCTAAATATAATAAACTATGGGATAAAGGTTATAATATCTGCACTGAAGGCGATAGGGTCCGGGCTGATGGTTGTAAGTTATTAACTCAAAGTGGTAAGCTATTAGATAAAAGTAATAAGTTATGGGAAAAAGAATTAATTAGATTATTTGGATTTATCCCAAACTTCATGAAAGATATAGAGAATTATGTCGAATCGTGTAAGAAAGAGTAGTCCTGTAAGGACTCGTAGACTGGTAGAGGCAATGCGTGATCTACTCCTTAGTGACAAGAACTTTGAAATATTAGTACAAATGGATGATTGGTGGGTTGTAAGGGCCAAAAATGTACCATACAATAAGTATTATTACTACTATCTTTGGCATAATAAATGTGGTACGTTAAAAGAGATAAAAGCAAGTGAGTGTATAGATTGCAATGAAACTACCCCAAAGGATGTTGCAGCAGCCGCAAATGTTATTAGTGGGGGAAAGAATACATATGATATATATAAAGCATAGATGGAGTTAAAGAATGATATATATAGCGCATAGAGGTAATATAGATGGAGTTAATCCGAAGGATGAAAACCATCCAGAGTATCTATTGAACGCCCTATCTAGTGGGTATCATGTAGAGTGCGATGTTAGGACTCATAACGGTAAGCTTTACTTAGGACACGATGAACCTAAGTATCCATGTAATATAGCTTTTCTTCAAGGATGGGGGATATGGGTACACTGTAAAGATGTAGAAAGTTTACGCACCTTAATAACAATACCACAAGTACATTGTTTCTTTCATGAGAGAGATCCATTTACTTTGACTAATAAAGGTTATATATGGTGCTATCCTCGTAACTTTATAGAAGATGGTATACTGGTGCATCCAGAGCTTTTGCCTTTGGATTTAGATTTGAACAAGGCCGGTGGGATTTGTTCGGATAATATCAAAAAATGGATAGCATGAACCCAATAGTATCTTCTAGTGATAAGAAATTATTCTATCCTGAAGAAGAGAGAAAAATCAAAAATGGTCTATGGGTTGTGTATCCCTACCACCAAAACGAAATTAACAGTATTAGAGCTAATGAACTTTTCGATAGTAACAGCGTTATACGCCATTATTGCACCCCCCAGTAAAGGTTATATTGGTTGTGTATATCTAGGAGGAACAAATCCATCAATTATATGTATAGGATGTGGCGTTGAATTACCAAAAGAATTATTAGCAATAGTAGTATTGTTAGAATGGGCATGGACATCATGGATAAGGTAAGGATATTATTTACTCCTAACGAAGATCGAAAGATTGTACACGATTTATGGGAATTATATTATTACCATAAAGATGAAGTCGTGAACCTTAATAAAAACTATTATTTTAAGAATGCTACATTTTTAAAACATCACTGTGGAAACAATATTAATCAAGTAGGAGCAGGGGGAGATAAAAACGGGGTTATATGTCTGATATGTAGAGACCCATTACCGGAAAGTTTATACGTAATAGTAACGTTATTAGAATGGATATAATATGAAACTTATTCTAGGAAATGTGTATAGCCGAGTAGTATTGGACCCTTACGAAGAGAAAGTGTTTGCTAGTGCAGTTAAAAAGACCCAAGTATTTGCCCCCGGTTACCGGTATACAAAGTTATTCAAGTTGAGGAAGTGGGACGGAAAAGTAGCCATTTATGGAAAAGATGTATTAACTGGACTAGTGCCGTCACTAGTAGATGACTTCTCCACTTATGGTCTAGTAGTTAATTCTATCCATGATAATCGTAAATTAATTAACCACAAACTTAAGCCAACAAACATTCCGTTACGCGACTATCAGTCCGCTGCTATTAAATCCGCATTTTCTAATATGTGGCCCGCACAAAGCGGACAACAGACGTGGTGGCCGCGCGGCGTCATTAGTATGGCGACCGGCGGCGGAAAAACTCGCGTCGCGGCGGCAATGATTCAGATGCTTGATGTACCTACAATTTTTATTGTTCATAGAAAAGATTTGATGTATCAGACCGTAGAAGTATTTCGCGGGTTCGGGATTGATGCGGGATGTGTCGGAGACGGACTAAGAGATGTTAGGAAGGTGACAGTCGCAACCATCCAAACCCTTCAAGTGAATCTCGCAGTAGCGGACTTTTCGAAATTTAAACAATTGTTCATTGATGAAGCTCACCTGTGCGCTGCTGATTTAGAAAGGGGGAATCAGTTCGTAAAGATTGCTGCTCGTATACCGGCTGTGTTTAGATGGGGGCTTTCCGGGACTCCGTTTATGAAGGACAAATACTCCGATAGGCTCCTTGAAGGAACCACAGGTCGAGTAGTATATGAGGTTAATAACCGCGAGCTAATAAACAGAGGATATCTCGCTGAAGGTAAGGTCACAATGTTCGATATGCCGGCTCAACAGGGCATATCTAATAGTTGGCCGAAGTGCTATGACGACGGAATAGTCGTGAATGGCGCGCGTAACCAGAAAGTGATAGACTCTATACAAGGACTGCAGAAGCCTATGCTTGTGCTTGTTCAGAAAATAGGTCATGGAGAGTTACTGGAAAAGATGGCTACGAATCAGGGGTTGAACGTCAAGTTTTTGAACGGAAAGAGTTCAACCGATATTCGACGAGAAGCAGTAACCTTATTGAAACAAAACAAAGTAGAAGCAATAATCGCTACCACAATATTCGATGAAGGGATTGACATTCCTGAGATCAGAACAGTTATTCTAGCCGGTGGTGGCAAGAGCCCAATCAAAAACCTACAAAGACTAGGACGAGGGCTTAGGAAGACCAACGGGAAAAATGAAGTGGAAATAGTAGACTTCTATGATCGCGGTACCCGATGGCTATCCTCTCACTCCAGAGAGAGAAAAAATCTTTGGGAAAATCAAGGGTTTACTGTGAACGTAGTATGAGTGAAGAAACAGAAACAACGCATTGTGTCAACTGTAAACGTAAAGCCAAAACATACCGTATCGTAAAATCAGATATCGTATGGGCAGATAATCAAGGTAATGAATCGGAGAAAGGGACTATCAAATTAACTTTATTCGACGCTATAGGTCCGGTATGTCGTAAGTGTATGCTAGAAGCGGTAGAATATGTCAGACAACAAGTTGAGTCAGGTAAGTCGTTGGTACCTCGCTCTGGTAGAACAAAACGATTTAAGGTATTATGAGTTTTTCAGAAGAAGTATTTATTTGGTCGTTGATGAACAGAGCCGAGGATTGTAAAGTATTCACTAATCTTTTTAACCCCGCATGGTTGAAGAGTTCTGAGTTTAAACCGATATTGGAGGAGGTTTACAACTTCAATAAAAAGTACGGGATGCCTCCGAGTATCACCGCCCTTCGCAGTTCTATAGAAGAAAAAGACCCTGCGATATATCAGAGCAGATACAGTAAGGTTATTGATCGTATTGAGAATATCACTCCAAAACCTGAGCTAGCTGACATGGTGATGGCGCTAGACAAGGCTAAGGAAGTAGCTATTTCATGGTCATTACGGGAGCTAATTCAATCTCCTGTATTTAATAACCTAGGTCAACAGGATCGTGGGCATGACCAGATGCAATTGATCAATTCATGGATTCGACAGTTCTCCGACACAGGCGAAGAAATCGAGATGAATATTCAGGAGGCCGTGAAATACCTTCAGATCCAGAAAGGATGGCAGAGTCGGGATATGAATATCCCATGCGGGATTAAAGTAATTGATCGAATGTTAGGTGGAGGTCTTAGGCCCAAGAATCTTGGGATAATCCTTGCTCCGACAGGCGGGGGTAAGAGTTTTTGTTTAACTCTTATGGCTAAAAAGATCGCAACAATTGAAGGTAAAAACGTCCTATTCGTAACAAATGAGTTGTCAATGGAGGAGACAACCGAAAGATTTATCTCTTCACTTACTTCTACTAAATTGGAGGATATGACCGTAACGTCCGAAGACGATGAACCCTCCGATGTTAACCCGCAAATTACACAGCTAAGTAAACATTGGGAGTATAAGCTGCATGAGCGACTACGCTTGTGGGAAGTAAGACGTGAGATCAGTACAGACGAAATAGAATCACACTTATCTAAACTTCGAGGACTATACGGTTGGAAGCCTGATGTTATCATAATTGATTATATGGAGAGAATGAAACCCACAGTTACAGGTGGACGCCGTGATCAGAGTTGGTCATGGTATGGATTAATTGCTAAAGATTTATGTAGAGTATCTAAAGCACATAATGTAGTTGTGTGGACGGCAGCACAATTGAATCGTTCTGGACAAAATACAGCAAATATGATAGACTTGACAACAGCACAAGGATCTATTCAGCACGCACAGGAGGCGGCTGCGGTTATTGCGGTGCGAATAATGAGCACACCGGATGGAGAAGGTAAGATAATGGGATTCCAATGCTTCAAGGCTAGACATGCTAAGAAGTTTGAAAGAGAAGTATACTACGAAGTTGATGTAGGGAAAATGATAATAACCGATAATGAAAAGAAAAGACCGCAGTATAAGACTAAGAAGAAAGACGACGACGAAGAAAAAGAGATTCCAAGAGAAGAGTACGTCGATAATCGAGGTAAGCACATAAAGGGAGGATGATAGTGCAGTTCTTTAAGGGGAGAAACGGGGAGTTCAAGCGGGAGATCTATCGTAAGCCGGGGGAGTTGTATCTATCCCGATATTACATTTTTACAAGTAATTGGATATCTATCTACGTTCATAGATTTCATGTATCGGATTATGATGTACCCCATGACCATCCTTGGGGGTTTATCGCTATGCCTATTAAGGCAGGGTATTTAGAACATCTACCAGATGGTACGGTCATAGATCGTAAACCCTTTCAACCTAAGTATAGAACAGCTCAAGAGTTCCATTGGGTTCAAGTAGACCCCGAACGAGGTCCTTGCTGGACATTATTCATTCACTTCAAACGGAAAAGGGATTGGGGGTTTATGACCAAGACCGAAGGGTGGGTAGGGCATATGGAGTATAATAAGAAGTTAGGACTTCCAGAGGAAAACTAATGGGTTACGCTCCTCCCCCTTTTCCTTTGTCTCTCATTCGAAACGTAGAAAGACATATTAAGATACAGCACCGAATAGATATGTTTATATATAGGACCATCATTAAGAGATACTTTTTTATAATACCTTTACTTGTAATACTTCTAATTACAATAGGGTGTAATTCTCCTAATGACCCTAGAGTAGAGGCTTCGTGTACTCAACACGGAGGAGCCTTGAGAGTAACAACTATAGGGTGCGGGTTTGGATGCTTACAAAAAGTAATAATATGTAAAGATGGGTTTACGATTCCTTGGTAACAAGGCCAAATTATGCCTACATATACCTATAAATGCACAAAAGGTCATGAGTTCGAAATAGTTGAAAAGATTACTGATTCTCCTCTTACAGCCTGTCTAATGGAAGAAGAATATAATCCATCTGAATACACTTCATTATGTATGGCCAAGGTAGAAAGATTGATTACTAGAACATCCTTCGTATTGAAGGGGAAAGGTTGGGCTAAAGATGGCTACCAAAAAAGTTGAATGTCACATTACTTTAGATCCTAAATTTAGAGAGAAAGTTGAGGCTCCAGCTAAATTTTTTGGGTTTCATATCTCCTTTCTCAAAGGGGATGAAGTAATGGGGCCAGACATCCTTATGTACTTAACTAAAAGCGGTGATGATACGTCATCAATTACTAATGATATGTTTCGAATGAGAGACGCATTAAACAATAACGGATGTACTGTTTTACGTGCTAAAGTTGAAGAAATAGTATATGATAGCAAGGGTAAATAATGCACAAGGAAAGTAAAGAGTTCCTAGAGTCTGTTAAGGAGAAGTTTCCAGAGTATTTTGAGGAATCTAGAGTTCTTGATATAGGTAGCTGTGATATAAATGGAAATAATAGTTATCTATTTGGAGGTTGCGATTACCTAGGGCTTGACCTAGCTCCCGGTCCTAATGTTAATATAGTATGTAAAACCGGGGACTTCCGTCCTGACCAATTCTTCGATGTAGTAATTTCTACTAATACATTCGAGCATGATAAAGAATGGGCTAGAAGTATTAGGAATATAGTTCTGAGAATATTACGAAAGGGGGGATTATTCGTTTTCTCTTGTTCTGGTCCCGGTACTCTAGAACATGGTACAGTTAATGCCTCGCCTGAGGCGAGTTTATCTTCGGCCGTGTGGGGAGATTATTATCGTAATCTTACTGAAACAGATATACGAAATGTGTTGAACATAGAAGAATTATTTAATCCTTACAATTTCCACATAAAAATTCGAAGAAAAGGAATGGGAACAGATTTGCAATTTTGGGGAATTTTACTATAATACGATTAAGAGGATGAGTGCTGATGGTACCTCTCAAAAAAAATCCAAATGAAACCCACATACAGAATAAAAGGGTCGCTACGTCACTAACTGTCCTTCGCATGAGTGCCCTGAACAGGGAAGTCTAGGTCTGCAGTGATAGACCCGACGTAAAAAAAGTAAGACATTAAAAACTAAAACTATTAAGAATAATAAAACAAGTAAAACAAACCGTTCGTAAAATTGAAAAAGCAAAAGTCAATCCTTCGTGGTCAACATATCGGACCCGTAAAGAAGGAGGGTTAGCAGTTGAATAAAGTCAGAAAGCACAGGGGAGATTCATTGTGAATACGGTCCCTAAATATTTGTTTATTCTGAGTTCAAAACCTGCCGAGGTTAGTGTCCTGAGAAGAAAACTCAAGGGTTCCTTACTTGTTTTATTGTTCTTTGTGGTTATAGTTATTAATGTCTTCTCCTTAAACCTTTTAATAACTATATGAACCCAATCCTAAACTGGCTCCAAACGTATTTCAGGCTTATAGCCTTTAGGGGAGACGAGGCATTAATCTCCTGTCCTGCCTGTAGTAAAGATAAACTTTACTTTAATGTTATCAAAAAAATAGGTACTTGTCACTATGCAGGATGTAGATTCCATAGTGAACCTGTTACAATTAAAAAGCTAACTAATATATGTGGCTTTGCTCCAGACGAATCAGTCAATTTTTCTATCCCCATAACTTCCGTTTCAGCCATTCCACTCCCAGTAAATATGCCCAAGGAAGCATATCCTTTAATTACCCGCAGCAATGGGCAATTATTCACTTGTTATCCTAGAGTCGTTTCAGAGATTCAACAGCGTATGATTACCGTTGAGAAAATGTTCAGATACAATTTTCATTTTGATGGCTTAAGGGTATATATCCCAATATACTACGAAGGTCAGATGGTTCAATGGGTTGGTAGAGCCGCATGGTGGTTTGCACATGAAGAAAAGAAGTATCAATATGCCACCGGGGCTCCGGTAACTAACTATTTATTTAATTGGGACATTAATAAGTACGCTACTCGCCTTAGCCTAGTAGAAAATACTTTTGTAGCTATAGCTCTAGATGCTGTTTCTAAAGAAATAAGCGGAAAACAATACGGTTGGTGTTCTGCTTTTGGGTCTAATCTTTCTTCCCACCAATGTAGTCTTATAGGTAGAAGTAATGCTGATACCGTACTAGTAGTATTTGACTCAGACGCTCAGGATAAGGCTACAAAGGGAGTTCAGAAGCTAAGAGGACTGGGGATAAGGGCCGGTGTATTATCTCTTTACTTAAAGCAGCCTGACGATTATTCTCTAGGAGTTTTAGCCCGAGCTACCCACGAAATCCATGACATCCTAAAAGGTAGTAGCGGCCAATGGGCATTTCGATTTAACTCTGAAGGTATTTTGGAAACCATATGACAGTTAGAAGCTTTGCTAAAAAACATAAATTAACATTACCAAAAGATCTAGATAAACGAGTCATGAAACTTCATGTTGGTGTAGGGTTTAGTCCTAAATTTTTAGGTTTATTTTTTCATGCTCATCCCAATCATATATGGATTAATGGTATGATTCTTGTATTTGGGACAAAAGAAGATTTACAATTAGTATTCAACCATGAAGTAGCTCATGCTATTAATCATTTTCAAGATAAGAATAGAAAGCCTCATGGAAGAGAATGGAAAATGATAGCTAAAAGATTAGGTATAAAGAATCCAACTAAAATATCTTATGTTAGCGAGTATTTAATAGAAGTACTATGGAGTAACGAATGAGTTGCAGAACAGATTGTGGCGGATCGCCGAAGTGCCGACTTCCTTCAATAACCTATACTAGAAAGATCGGTGGACAGGATAAAGAAATCCCGTATGTTACTAATGTTCAAGTAGAAGGGGCTTGTGGTATTGAGGTAGCTGCTCAACGGAGGGTGCAGGGTCTGCCAAGAAAGTATAGAATAATGTTTATCGGAGAATCCCCCGGTGCAGAGGACGATAGAGCTTCGATGCCCTTCTATGGCAGAGCCGGGTCTGATGTTCTGATTCCGTATCTGAACAAAGTCGGTTTCAACCTTGATGAAGTGTATATAACTTATATGGTTAAATGCCGTCCTCCTAAGACTAGACGACCTTCTGGAGAAGAAAAGAAACAATGCTTTTCTTACCTTGAAGAAGAGATCAAGAATATTCAGCCAGAAGTAATAGTTCTTTTAGGTAATGGACCCTTAGAAGTTTTCAACCTAAACAAGTTCGGTGGCGTCGGAGCCATGCGCGGTGTACTATATGATAAAAAGTTGCCTAGTTGGGAAGATGGCCCTACATTTAAGGTTATAGTAACCTATAATCCTGCTATGTTCCTTCATAAGGATAATCCTCGATTACAGGATAGAGTACAAGATGATTATGTCTTTGCTAGGAACGTTCTTGAACATGGGGCATTAGCTAAGCCATTTTATAGGGCTAAGTATACTCTATGCGAAACTCCTAAAATGGTAGAAGACATGGTAAAAGAAGTCGAACAAGCAGACGAGTTTGCATTCGACACAGAGTCTACTGGTTTAGGTTTCCGAAAGAGTCCGATGATAATGGTACAGATATCCTTAGGTAAAAATCGGACTTGGGTGGTTCCCTTTTATCGTCATGATCCTAATGGATTAGACTGGAAACTTAGACCGCAATGGGTAAATGGAGAACGACTTCATGTTGCTGGTTTATTGAAACGACTATTCGAGAATCCCCGGATTGCCAAAATTGCTCATAACCTTAAGTACGATTTCAATGTGCTTCGATACCATCTTGGTATTGAGATGCAAGGAAAACTATGGGATACCGTACTTATAAAGCATTTATTAGATTCTATTCCTCCTCATGGACTAGAAATACTTGGAGATATAGAGCTTGCTACTGGAGACTGGTCTACTGAAGTCAATGATGTTGTAGGTCACGGTAAGAATAAAGTTAAATCTTATGATCATATACCTGACGATGTATTTCATCAATACGCGGCTACAGATGCCGAGGTTACTTTCTCTTTGAAAGAAATATATCATTCTCGTATGATGCAAAAACCTCACTTGACTAAATTATACAATGAGCAGGTAGAGCGTGCTATAATAACCTTTGCAAAGGCGGAATGGAATGGAAATAAGATTAATCCAACTAAACTTAATAGTCTAAATAAGACGTGTGAAGATAGACTAGATCAAATAAAATTAGACTGCCGTCAGTATACTACTCCAGACTTCAACCCGGGTAGTACAGATCAAGTCGCTTCTCTTCTACAGAGTTTAGGATTAGGGAATGAAATACTAAAGAAAGATGCCTCTAAGGGTTACTCTACCAGTAAAGATATACTAGTACCCATACAAGATAAACATCCCGTTATACCTCATATATTGGAGTACCGTAAAACAAGAAAGGTGCATACCACCTACGTCCAGCGAATCATGGAGGATATTGATGACGATGGAAGGATCAGATATTCCTTCAATCTCTCAGGAACGGTTAATGGTCGTTTATCCGCACGATTATTACACCAGATTCCTAATAAGGATTCGGACTGGGATGAAACAGATTATACCGATATTGAGCTTCGTGATATCTTTACAGAAGACGATGGATATGTATATTATTTCGGCGACTACAGCCAGATCGAACTTCATATATTCGGACTACTAACTCAAGAGCAATCTATTCTTAAGATCTTAAATACTCCCGGGGCCGACTTGCATAGAGAGATTGCAGCGGCAATGCTAAACATAACTCCAGATAAGGTATCCAAAAAGAATAGAACTAACGTAGGTAAGAAGATGAATTTCGGTATCATCTACGGATCTCAAGGACATGCCTTAGCCAAGGTAACCTATGAAGATCCTATTACGGGTAAAGAATTAGTCATCGGATATGAGAGAGCGAAAGACATGGTTAATTCTTATCGAGAACGATTCCCAAGAGTAGCTCAATTCCTAGATGAAACCCCTGATATAGCCAGATCCCAAGGCTGTGTTCTTCGTAGTGTATTTGGGAGAGAGCGTCGGTTCCCCGGTCTTAATGATCCGGATATGGGGACTAGACAGGCGGCGGAACGAGAAGCAGTTAACTGTATAATCCAAGGACCAGCGGGAGATTTAACCACTAGGACAGCGAACGCAATAGATGCTATACTTATGGACAAGAAGGTGGGTCCTGATAGAGTTCGCTTCTTATCGAGTGTCCACGATTCGCTAGCCTACGGAGTACGAAAAGATCACGTTGAATGGTTTGATATGGTATTCAAAACAGTTGCACAACGTCCTGTCCCTGAGTTCGGTGGATACCAGTTTAAAGTAGAAACAGCATGGAGCGATATCAGTTGGGCTCATGCGGAGGGGTAATGACTGAAGAAGAAAAAATACAATCTGCCTATAGTAGAATAGATAGACGAGTAACTAAACTTCTTCATCGTTATGAGAAATTAAAAAGACTCGTCCTTGAGCAGAAATGGACTGGAGGAGAGGAAGATCGTTTATGGCTTGAACAGTTTGCCATAGGATCAGGAATGGATATATGTTGCGGAGATTTTATTATAGGAGAGGATTCGATTGGGGTAGATTCCAATGAAGCTAAGATAGCGGCAGATAAACATTATTCTGGAGATGAAATAACTGATGAATCTTATGAGTCTATGGATTATATAATATCTAATTACATAGACACATTTTCAGATCCGTTTAAACTATTCACTTGTTGGTACAGACTACTTAAAGTAAATGGTATATTAGCTTTTACATGTCGAAATGCGGAAGCATTTAGTGATTCTCCCGGTCCTCTAAAGAATCGGAATCGGCATTGTTTATACAGTCCAAAGATTATTAGATTTTATCTACATAGATTAGGGTTCGATCCGAAAATAATAGAACTTTCCGATGAAGATAAATCTATTAGAGTAATGGCTAAAAAACTATAGGAATAAGATATGATCCGTCTAGAATTAACTAAATCATCTGTCAGATCAATGGATATTTCTGACTTATTGTCTAATGTTCATTTTGATTATTTAAATAGGTTTGAACCTAGGGCAAGAGAGCATTATAGACTATTGATTAGTTTAACAAGACAGTTTAATAATGCTTCTTTTCTAGATTTAGGTACTTCTCATGGGGCTAGTGCTTTTTGTTTAGCTGCTAATCCTACTAATAAAGTATTATCTTTAGATGTAGATAAAAATAATAAGCATGTAGATGTATGGGGAGAATTATACTTTAAATTCCCTAGTAATATAACATTCAATATAGATGATGCAGTAGAGTTAGCTACTTCATTCTACGATAACTACGATATTATTATGTTAGATATCAGCCACAATGGGGCAGATGAGAGACAAATTTATGACAGAATTTGTGAGTCGTCCTTTTCTGGGTTATTAATTATGGATGATATAAACTATAAGAGATTTCCTGAGCTTAATTATACATGGAAAAATATAAAAAATCGTACTAAGGTTGAATTACATTATGGTCATTATTCAGGTACAGGGCTTATACCCTTTGATAATATTGAGTTGGTAATCAGCTAAAGGAGTAAGAAATGCTACACAGTAAATCTATAAGTGATTTCGCGCTACAATGGGATAACCTAGCCTATTGGGTACACGAGGGCAATAAATCTAGAGGATTTTGGGAGGAAGGAGATAAAAAGAATAAAGGAGAATGTATTGCCCTGATGCATAGTGAACTTAGCGAGGTTCTTGAAGCTATTCGAGACGGCAATAACCCTGATCCTAAAGTACCAGAGTACACTGCAGAAGAGGTCGAATTGGCGGATACCGTTATCCGGATCCTAGATTATTCAGCCGCCTTTAATCTCGATGTGGCCGGTGCAATTCTTGCCAAAATAGAGTATAATAAGAGTAGACCCTATAAGCATGGGAGGAAATTTTAATGAGTTGTAAGTGTGATAAACCTATGTTCACCTATGGTACTAGTGGTGTTCCTGAAGGTATAGGTGATACTCTTCTAAGAATAGAACATGACAGATTAGCCTACGCATTTTACGGCGAATGGGAAGAAGAGTTTAAGGGTATAGATCAGTTAAAACTATTAACAGATATTGCATACTGGATAAGGAACAATAAGGTATGAACCCAGAATTGCATGAAGAACTAAAGAGATTATTTGATCTAGGTATTAGCATCTCATTTAACTACGATGCTCAAGAGTGGAATGTTTGGCATACAGACGCGGATAAAAGATGGCATTCGTGGGGTGATAAAGGAGTAGATGAAGCAGGGTGGAAAATAATTAATCAGATTAAACAAACAGCAAGAGAAATACTGGAGATAAAGTAAATGGAAGTATTCATAGAGAAACCAAACGGAAGACAAAAGGTTCTATTAGACGATAAACTTTTTAGCATAGATCCTGCTGACCTAGATCGGGCTATGTGTATTATTGGTAACCATCTTGTAGAGTGTGGAACCATTGAAGCTGAGCTTCGGATTGAGGTCGCACGCAAGGAAGCTGCGCTTGAGAAGTTAGAGGCAGATAAAGATTCAGAGATTAGAATGGGAGCCAAGAGTTCAGGAGACAAGATGACCGAAAACAGGGTAAAGAATATGATCATTTCTAGCCCTGATTATTCAGCAGCGATAGCGTCGTTGCACGAGTCCACAAAAAATGCTAATATAATGCGGTGGGTCATGGTCGCTTTACAGAAGAAAGCGGACTGCCTATTAAGTATGAGTTATCGTGAAACCAAAATGATTAAACTGGAAAAATAAAGGAATAAATTAATGTCTAAATCTGTTATAAAGCCAACAGGCGAACTTAGCGTATCATTTCAGATACACAGCAACCTATCACATCCTGATCCTGAACAGAGAAAGTTAATCAACGCTCATTTATACTATTACGAGACGCCAACAGGTAAGAGTGTTAATGAGACTCTGACATTTCATGGAGATAAGGATTTTATAAAGAACTACAATAAGCGTAAGAATGAATTTTAAAGACAGTTAAATTAATCACTAAAGGAGCAAAATAATGTCATTTGTGCAGCATCAAACTAATACGAAAGTAATGGAGAATGAGTATAATAAAGATCGCAAACAGGCGATCAAGGATGAGACGGCAAAGGTACCATTTTACTACCTCAAGAAGGGTAAGACTATTATTAGAGTTCTTCCGCCATTCGACGCTGAGGGTGTATGGTTTAAAGAGTACCATGAGCATAGACTACAGCTTGGAGGTAAAACTGCTAACTTCACATGTGCAAGACCCTTCGGTGGGAATTGTGTTATCTGTGATAAAGGCGAACAGCTATCTGAGGCAGGAGAGTCTTCGTTCAAGGATTTCCAGCCTAAGAGAGCGTATCTATTCAATGTTATTGTTCTATCTGATAGTGCCGGTACTACAGCTAAGGAAGGTGTAAAGGTATTAAAGTCTGGTATAACCGTTAAGAAAGGATTCCTAGAATTGGAATGTGCTTTCTCTGAGGGTTATGGTAATATTACTAGTATTACCGAAGGATTCATGCTTGCGGTAGAACGAACGGGTGATGGGGTTAAAGATACACGGTATAGCGTAA